CAAACGATTAAAGTATACATTTCTTTCTCGACATGTCTTTTCCAAAATTGTAACATAAAGTTCTCCATCTGGATGTAAAAACATCTCTCTTTGAAAACTGTGAATTTTGTCTTTAAAACTGGAAGGGTCTTTTCTTCCGTTTATCCATGACATTCCACTCAGTAACACTTTTTTGTCAAGGGGTGCTACTACCCCTGTTCCTTCTTTTATTATAAAGCTTCTTTTTAAGAAGGATATATCCTTTAAATCTTGGAACGGTTTGTTTATCGGTTGTTTTTTCGAATCAGTAAACTCCATGCCTATATCATTGAAGAAATTTCTCATAGTAACTGCATTTAAGTATCTTTCATATTGAGGATCCAAAATTACGTTTAGTTTATCGTCCCCATAAACAAAGTCTAAAAGAACTGATTTAAAAAGTGGTACAGTTGCATTTGCTATATGTCTAGCAAACCACATAGCTGTATAAGCTCTATTAACTAAACTATTGATTAAAGCTGTTAAATAACAACCTGAAGGCATGGAATGAGTTGTTATATAACAATCATCATTTATTCCTACCAAGCCTATAGGCATAGAATATAATAAATACTCTAACACTTCTTTATCAGTAATCGACCCTTTATATTTAAGGGATATTATCTTGGCTACTAACATCTGAACTTGAACTAACATAGCTCCATCAAAGGTTCCTATGTCCGCAGCAAAAAATTTACTCTTCTCTAATGTTTTATGCAATTTTGGCCATTCCATGAATGGATTACATCCTATCATTATTTGATTACTATCTCTATTTCGCATAATAGTATTAACCAAGTTAGCAGTAAATTGCTTGAGCAAATATTGGTGCTCAAATCTACCGACTCGAAAGCTTCTTGGTTTTTTAGTTTTTGCATTATCTCGTAATTCATCTTTTAAGGTTGCACCCCAAATAATAGAATCTATGTTATCTACATTTCCAGTTATGATTGATGCTCTAAACTTATTGACTAAGTCTCTTCCTTCTGATGTTAAATTTCCTTCTTCAAAATTAACGTAAGTTTTCTTATCTGGATCTAATTTATATCCGTTTACGGAATCTTTATTCATACTATTAATCATATCAAATCCTTTGATAACTTGTTCTTCATTAATGCTCTCAAATTCAGGTATCAAGTCTACTAAAACTTCTTCTGCAAAAGCTAATTCTCTTTCATAAGCGTATTGTAAAGGTTTAAAGCTCTTCTTCTCTATATCTTTTACAGTGTGTGGTCCATTCACTGCTAATTCAGCAGGACTTCTATCAATAGGAAATATTCCATATAAAGGACTAGGAACATAAGAAGTCTTCTTGGGTGCTGATAAATAAGTTTTATAATCCAGCTTAACTCCACTAAAATTCTCTTCTTCTTTAGCTGAAATATCTTTTGAAATTAAAAAATTTCTATCTCCAGCTAGAATAGCGTGTATAAGTTTAACTGTAGAATTGGTCCAAACAGATGCAAAGTTTTTTCCTCCACCACCGGCTATGTGAATTCCATTTACATAACCATTCTTCCCTGTTAGAACGGATCCACAGAAACCTTCTCCTCCAAATTTGTATGACTTACAATCTGAAGAAGAACCTGGTTTTCTAATGACTTCATGTTCAACTCCAGGTAAACTATAAGACATGCCTACTTGATAAGGAGTAAAAACAGAATCTAAATCTATAATTCCTAAAGGAGTTACTAACCTATTAGTGTCTCTCTTCCTTTCTGGACCCGACATAAAGAACTTAGCTAGATTCTTAAATGGTGAAACCATCTTTTTCGGAACAGACAAAACACACACATCTTCCAATCTGTCTATATACTCAATTTTCATTGGCAAATTATCCCATAATCTGTGATTTATTTCTGCATTCTTATACACAGTTCCTCTAATCACATCTTTATTAAGAGGAATGATATGAGCTACTGTAACAATATGATGGCCGCTCACTAAGCCGCAAGCTTTAATAGTTTTATAGTACTTGTCTGTTACATTATCGGTCTCATCATATATCTCTATTTCAAACACATGTTTTGAAATATGGGATAAAGGTAAAGATGGAGTCATATCTTTTTTGCAATTAGGATTGACATGTTGTCTAATAGTGTCTTTTTTCCCAACTGCCGGTTTAGTGGAAAATAACGCCAGAATAATCTGGAAGATAGCTCCTACAGAAATCCATAGCATTATAGAAGGAAAAATTTCTTTTGTGTACTCATAAGTGTCTTTTACGAACTCTTCTATTTCTTTATACAGCCATCCTACAAAATTACTTTCACAGGTAGCTCTTATTTTATCTATCCTTTCTCTTGATATGGTATTATCTGTAAATTGTTTTAGTTTTTCAAATCTACACTTTTTAATAATAGTGTAAATCCAAGATAATGCCTTATCTTCACAGTCTCTAGAACAAGTAGTGGGTACCTTCTTTAAACACTCTGCCAAATCCACGGGGAAAGCAGATTCAAATTGATGATTATCTACGTTATATGACTCTATTCTAAGCTCTGTTCTCGTAGTTTTAACCACTATAGCTCTTCTCCATAGAGCTGTTATATCAGATATACCATCTGATCTCAAAAGGTTTCCTAATTTGGTAAAATTGTTAGTTGTACAAACAATAGTATCACTAGTAAAAAATTTAGTACCTTTTAACGGAGCATTAGCGCAATCCAAAGGCATCTTAATAGGACCTACGAAATTGATCATATTTCTCCATTGATCAACTCCCATTTGTCCAACATCGTCCATAGCAAATATTTGTTCGTGATTATAAGTATCATAAAAATCTTTGCCGCTAGTAGAAGGTTTAACATGATGAACATAAACAGCCGCTTCAAAAACTTGTATAAGTTGCGACATGAACACAGATTTTAAAGAACCTGGTTTTCCTTCAAATACTATTAGCAGTGGCTCTATTCTAGAAATTTGTTCATAAGCTTTAACATTATTTCTTACACTTATAAATCTTTCATATACAGTTTTGACAAAAGGCACACTATCCACAGGTAAAGGGTTCTTAGATATTTCTTCAAAAATATCTTCAATTTTTTGTCGAAACCAAGATTCTATAACTATTTTAGGTTCTCTATCCCACATATCGCAGTGAGATTTTATCTCTTCTAATAGAGCGTATCTTCTAAATAGTGTAAAACAAGAAAAGATTGGTTTTATTTTTTCTTTTAATAAATCATAAAAAGGGAGACGAGCAAG